GCCAGCAAGTCGCGGCGGTCAACGGCTTCTTCGGTGGGTTGCTCTTGGGTGTCCATTCGCAATCTCAAATGCCCTTCTTTAGCTGCTTGAGAATCTTATTGGCCTGATTATCAGACATATCACCAAGCTGCTTGGTGATGGTTTCGCGCCGATTTGTCTTTGGCGCAACTATTTTCGTCTCCATCTTCTCATTTCCGACTTCGACGCAGTTGTGACGACGCAGCAATTCACGGTGTTCCGACCGGCTGCTAATCATCCGCCCGTCTATCATATTCTGATAGGGCTCAATATCGCGGATAACCATTGGACGCCCAAGATCGGACTCTTTGGGGGCCTGATAATCGTCGCGGAGATAGACCAACTCGCCGCCTTCGTATTCGGCAAGCAGCCCTTTTTTGTCAAAAACAGCCTTGTATCTCATAGCAGCAACAGGATTTCCTCGTCGTCCATGTCAATATAAGCGTTCCAAAGCTTTTCTACAGCATCAATGTCTTTGATCAGTTTGTCGTAATCGATGCGAGGCTTTGTAACTGAAGGTTTGGCTTTAGCGACCGTGAATTCTTCCACGATCTCCTCAACAATCGGGTCTTTGCCTTCGACCAAGACCTCAAAGGCTTCGATGATGTCCTTGCGACGGCGCTTGCGCTCATCGCGGTCGCTGGCAAAGCGCCGCCGCAGCCTATCGCCATCGTGGGTATCGAAATCGACAATCGGAACGCCAGAGAACGACAGGTTCGCGTTGTTGCCGCTGTAGCTATACACGCCGCCTTCAGCCGTAAGCACAAACGCGCCAGCGACCGTGTAAGTCAGGTTGGCATTGTTGCCGGAGTAGGTGTATGTCCCGCCATCTGCCGCCAGGACGCGCTTAAGCAGCAAGTTGGCGTCATTGCCGCTGTAGCTGTAAGTCCCGCCATCCGCTACGAGCGTAAACGCTCCAGCAGTCGTATAGGTCAGCGTAGCGTTGTTGCCGCTGTATGCGTATACCCCGCCGTCCGCCGCGAGCGTGTATGCGCCTGCCGCAGCACCTTCGATTGGAAGGATGCCAAGCTCAATCTGCGCCCCGTCAAATAGGCGGCGGGAGGCCATGTCTTACGCCTCCGCTAACAGCAGCGCGCCGTTGATGGCCTGCGTGATCGGCGTAAAGGCAAGAAATGTCAGGCACGCATCATCGTCAAATTCGGCCATTGACCCAATCATGCCGCCACTTGACACGGCATCAAGGGGCATCGTGCCGGTTGTGGAGTCGAGAGAAAAACCCATGAGCGGTTTGAACAGGCACACACCGAAGTTGCCCGCCGTGCCGGTGGTTGACAGAACGGTCACACCCTCGACCGAGCGCACACCGGTGTCGCCCGCAGCAAGCGGAATCTGGATGACGCGACCCGCCTCGCGGAAGCCGGTGCCGCCGAAGCTCGTGGCGGTCGATACTTGATTGGCGACGCCCGCTTGATTGGTATAGCGCACCGTGACGGTCGTCCCGGTCGAGCCGGGGGTCGTGTAGACCACCAACCCGATGAAAACGCCGTCGCCGCCCGTGTGCCGGGTCAACGCGGCGGTCGGCAAGTTTGTCGTTTGCTCGGTCGTGACGATGCCGCTCAAGCCGCCCGACTCATTCAGCAAATCAACGGCGACGAGCATTACGCCCGCTAGGCTGCTGGTGTTGAAACGCCCGGCAAGAATCTGGAGTTTGCCGCTCGTCGCGTCGGGGATCGGGCCGATGGCGTTGTCGCTGGTCTTGTCCAGCGCCACGCTAGTCGTTGGGATCGCAGGCGTAGGCAGCTGAGAACGCCACAGCGCCATCGAACGTCCAACTACCGTCGTGAACGCCGAAGTCTGGAAGTCAGCAGCGCGGTTGAGTTTCAGCGCGTCCACATAAGCGTCGAAGTCTGCAAGTGCCATCGCTTATTTCTCAATTGTGGCGAGACAGCCCCACACCTCTGGCGCGGTCGCAGCGGCAGGGATGAACATAAGCGCGAGGCAGGCGTTAGGGTCGATGACCGGGATGCCCGGCAAGCCGGTCGTGTAGTCACGCCAGCCTGCTGTGCCCGCCACGCCAACAGGAATCCACGCAAGCGGCTGCGCGATAGTCATGCCGAAATTGCCGAGCGTCCCGGTCGTGGCAGTCAATTTGACCTTTTCGATGGCGCGGATGCCGGTGTCGCCCGCCGCGAGCGGGATGCGCTGCGCCCGCGTCACCTCGCGGAAGCCGGTTGCGCCGATGTTCATCGTCGAGGTCTGGCCCGTGTTCCCGTCCTGATCGGTGTAGGTCATCGTCAGGGTCGTGGAGGTCGTGCCGAGGATGCTATACACCTCGTACCACGCAATGTTCCCCTCGCCGCCCGTGTTGCGCGTGATGGCAGGGCTAGGTGTTGCGCCCTGCACGGTCTGGTCGGCGGTCGAAGTTCCCGAAAGACCGCCGATGTGCATGAGCCGGTCGTAAAGCAGATACACGCCCGCAGTGAGCGGCGTAATGCTGGCTCCAATCAGATGCAGATCGCGCGCGCCCGTGGCTGCGGTAAACGGAAGCGCCCCGGTCGTCGTGAGGTCAGGGATTGCCGCCGCTGTCGGAACCTCCCCACCGGCAGGCATCCCGTCATAGGTCCAGAGCGAGCAGGCCCGCCCGGCGATTGGAGCCGTTGCCGCCGCGCCACTCACGCGAGGCACCTTGTGGAAAAACAGGTTGTTTGGGCTGCCGTTACTGCCGCCAGACTGGCGATGGATCAGGTCGGAAAGGTCTGTAATCGCAGCCATCAGTTGCCGCTCCAGTTAATGCCATTCGCCTCGGCGTGAGCCTTGGCGGCGACGATCAGGGCGGCGAGGTTGTCGAGGTTGATGCCCGAGGAATACTCCAGACCGCCCACTTGAGGCAGCAAGTTAAACTCCCCGTTGCCGACTACCAGACGCCAGTCGCCAGTTAATGCGACATACTCAAACGATCCAAGGCGAGGAATGACAACCATGAGCCTTTCTCTACGACAGCGTTATTGCAGCGCCCGTGAAGTCCACGGTAAACGTCTCGGCATTCGCCATTGTGATGCTGGAACCGTAATCCCACCATCCCACAAGCGGATCACCCGCTACGGTGTCGTCATACAGCACCGCATACCGGAACGTGGCAACGGGGCCGGAAGCCGTCAGCACCAAATCGTTAAGCGTCAGCGAGTAGGTTCCCCCAGATTGCGAGGAACTTGCGGTCGTGAAATTACGCGCCGAAAGGTTCGTGTAGCTGATCTGCGTGATGTCGGACAACACGCTGTTCGTCGCCACAGGGGCAGAGTTAGTCAGGGCAAGCGTGAACTGGTCGGTGGCAAGGTTTGCCCCTTCCACCATCGTTTCGGCCCAAGCCTGGAATTTGTTGTAAGTAGCCATTGCTCACCTATTGAATGCTTGGGCGCACGATTTCCACGCCAACAGCGCGGCCATCCGGCCCACGAATAAGGCGCTTGGGCGCTGTCAGTTGCTCGACGGCGCTATCAAGCCTGTCCACAATATCGGATTGGCGACCAAGCATATCGTTATAGGTGGCCGAAATCACCTCCATAACTTGCTTCAGCGTCTCCCCAATGTCCTCCATCGCCGTCTTGTTGTCCTCAAGAAGCGGCACATCGGCCCCAGGATTAGCGCCGATCCGCGCCACCATGACCTTCGTGTCGGCGTCCAATTCAGCCTTCCAACGCTCAAAGGCTTCCTTGTTCGCCATTTCCTGAACCTTCATCTGCGCCTCAAATTCCTGCTTCTGGCGCTGAAGTTCGGTAGCCATTTGAGCCTTCATCTGCTCAATCTGCATATCGGCCTGCACACGGGCCTGCTGCGTCTGAGAGTCGGCCTGAATCTTCATCTGCGCCGCCTGCTGGTCCGACTGCATCTTCATTTGCGTGGCCTGCTGTTCGGCCTGAACCTTCATCATTTCTGGATCGGGTTGAGGATTTTGAGCGGCCTCGGCTTGATTCTGCTCAATCTTTTGAAGCGCTACGTCAATGACGCCCTCAATGGTCCTGGCCTGCTTAAACGAGCCAATCGCAAACTGCATGACCTTCATGAGCATCGGCGTCAGTTCGGGCACCTGCTGTCCCGCCGTCACCGCTTCACGCAGGAAGTTGCCGAACGCACCGATGAACTCGATG